CTGACGAGCAGCGGGCTATGAGTGCCGTAATTGATTTCGTCAAGGTGGTGGCCGATAAGGTGGCCCCGCCACGTCCGACGACCGAGGTTCGCCGTTATGACGGCGGCTCTCGCGCCCCCCGTCTCTCGAACTGGCTGGCTCCGGCAACCGATGCGAATGCCGCGATTCAGACCCCCGGCGCACTCCGCAACCGATCCCGCGATCTGGTCCGCAATAACCCGTGGGCGGCTAAAGGCATCGGCGTCATCGTCAACAACACGGTGGGTTACGGTATCCGCGCCCAACTCAAAGCGCCGAGCGCGTTACGCACCCGGCAAGCGCAAAGCCTGTGGAATGCCTGGGCAGAGACCACCGCTTGCGATGCGGACGGCATGCACGATCTTTATGGTCTGCAAGCCATTGCCATGCGCTCGCTGGCGGAATCCGGCGAATGCCTGATTCGCATGCGCTCCCGCCGTGCAGAAGACAACCTCCCGGTACCGTTCCAGCTTCAGGTGATTGAACCGGATTTGCTGGTGGATGACCTCAGCGGCATCACTACCGTTCAGCTTTCCGGTGCCGTCGGTAATAACGTCATTCAGCGCGGTATCGAGTACGACACGCTCGGTCGTCGCGTGGCGTATTACCTCTACAAGGTCCACCCCGGTTCTGACCTGATTAACCTCTCGCCTGCGCAATACACCCGCGTCCCGGCAGAGGACATCATTCACCTCTATCGGAAGGATAGGCCCGGCCAAGAGCGCGGCGTTCCGTGGCTGGCCTCCGTCATCGTCACCCTGCGCGAGTTGGGTATCTATGACGACGCCATGCTGAAAAAGGCGCAGATACAAAACCTGTTTGCAGGCTTCATGTACTCGGACGATCCGAGCGACATGGCTGACGAAATGGATGACGAAATCCCCGATCTGCAACCCGGCACCATCTACATGATGAAGAGCGGGCGGCGGATTGAGTTCTCCTCACCACCCCCCGCCGCTGAAGACCCGCAATTCCGCGATGCCTGCTTGCGCCGTGTCGCCGCTGGCCTCGGCATTACCTTCGAGGCGCTGACCGGCAACCTGTCCGAAGTCAATTTCTCCTCCGCCCGTCTCGGCGCAATGGAGATGGGCCGCAACGTCGAATCCTGGCAGTGGAGCCTGTTTATTCCGCGCTTCTGTCACGGGGTTTTTGCCTGGTTCAAGCAGACCATTGCCATTCAAGGCGTCAACACCACCGACCTCACCGCCGAGTGGACGCCACCCTCCAGAACATTGGTTGACCCGGCACGCGAATGGAACGCGCTACTCACCGCTGTCAGGGCCGGATTCATGACGCTACCCGAAGCCATCCGATCCCAAGGCTACGACCCCGATTCTGTCTTGGCTGAACAAGCCGAATACCTCCAAAAACTCGATGCCGCTGGCGTGATTGTCGAGAGCGATTACCGTTTCGACGCCAAGCCAAAAGTCAGCGCCACCGATACGCAAACAGGAGCGATGAATGCCTGAACTCACACAACAGATCCCGATGCTATCCACGCGGGCCGCTGTCCAGCCGCAGACCTACAACGAGGACGCCCGCACCGTCGAACTGGTGTGGACGACCGGCGCACAGGTCCGCCGCTTCGACTGGATGGAAGGGCCGTATCTGGAAGAACTGTCACTGGATGCCAAGGCCATCCGCATGGATCGGCTCAACTCCGGCGCGCCTCTACTGGCCAATCACGATGCGCGTTCACTCGATGCCGTGATCGGTGTGGTGGAAAAAGCCTGGATTGATGGCAACCAAGGCCGCGCCACCGTCAGATTCAGCGACCGTGAAGACGTGGCACCGATTATCAACGATGTCCGGGCAGGCATTCTCAGAAACATCAGCGTGGGCTACCAGGTTCACGAATACGAGATCGAGAAGCCCACCGAGCGCGGCGGAATGCCGACGTACCGGGCGACCGATTGGGAACCGATGGAACTCTCCATCGTAACCATCCCTGCGGATTCATCCGCGCAAATACGCGGTTCGCAAGAACTGCATTCAGTTTCTTTAACCATCAGAGGTAACAGCATGTCTGAACCTTCAGAAAACCAAACACCGGCTGACGAAGTTCAGGCTCCGGTTGAAACCCCTGTTGCACCCGACGTGAACGAAATTCGCGCACAGGTTCGCAGTCAGGAATTGTCCCGCATTGCCTCCATCCGTGATGCCGTTCGCAAGGCCAAGCTGGATGACACCTTTGCCGACAAGCTGATCGACAAAGGCATCAGCATTGACGAAGCCCGCGCCTCCGTTCTGGATGCCATGGCCGCTAAGTCTGACGCCAGCGCAACGCCGAGCCAGTTCGAAATGGGCAAGACCCATGAAGAGAAAGCCTTGCGCGGTATGGAAGAAGCCCTGCTGGCCCGTGCCGGTCTCGTCAAGCACGAAGATCTGGCAGGTAACGAGTTCAGAGGCATGCGCCTGTCTGACTTCGCCAGAATGTCTCTGGAAAAGTCCGGTGCCAACACGCGCGGCATGAGCTACGACAGCATGGCGCAAGCCGTACTGCGGAATGGACAGACCACCAGCGACTTCCCGGTCCTGCTGGAAAACGTCATGCACAAGACGCTGCTGGCGGCTTACCAGACGGCTCCCGACACCTGGCGGCAGATTTCCCGCGTGGGTTCAGTCTCTGACTTCCGCGCATGGAAGCGTCTGCGCGGTGGCTCGCTGGCTAACCTGACTGCGGTCAATGAAGCAGGCGAACTGACCAACATGCCGATCAGCGACGCCACCGCTGAAAGCGTACAGGCCAGCCGTTTCGGCAACATCATCAGCGTCACGCCGGAAACCATCGTCAACGATGACTTCGACTGGATCGCTAATCAGTCCACCGCGCTAGGCCGTGCCGCCGCTCGCACGATTGAGGCGGCTGTTTACGCGAAGCTGATTTCTAATCCGACTATGTCGGACGGAAACGCCCTGTTGAGTTCTGCTCACGGCAACATCCAGACCTCTGGTGGCGCTATCAGCGTCGCCACTGTGGATGCTGGCCGCGTCGCCATGGCCCAGCAGATGGACAACGATAGCAATGACTATCTGAACATCCGCCCCAGCATCCTGCTTTGCCCGATCAGCATGGGCGGTACTGCCCGCGTGGTTGCTGGATCTCAGTATGACCCGGACTCTGCGGCTCGCCTGCTGGTTCCGAATAAGGTCAACGGCCTCATCAGCACCGTCATTGACACGCCGCGCCTTTCCACGGGCTGGTATCTGTTGGCTAACCCGACCGATGCACCCGTCATCGAAGTCGTGTTCCTCGACGGCAACCAGAACCCGCGCATTCAGCAGGAAGAGTCATTCCGCACCAAGGGCTTGTCCTGGTCGGTTGAGCTGCCCTTCGGTGTCGGCATCGTCGATTATCGCGGCATCTACTGGAACGATGGGGCCTGATCCCCAGCGGACTGAACGGGGCGGTACGCCGCCCCACCAGCTAATTCATTGAGGAACGCAAATGGCTAACAATTTCAAAACGGATGGTGATGTCATCACCTGGACCAACGGCACCGGATCGGCAGTCGCCTCCGGCGATGTCGTGGTTATCGGCAAGCTGATGGGTATTGCGGCGGTGGACATCGCCAATGGTGCCAGCGGATCGGTATATCTCGAAGGCGTCTTCACGGTGCCGAAAGTATCTGGCGCAGTGATTGTCCAGGGTGAAAACATCATCTGGGACGCATCGGCAGGCAAGTTTGACGACAACGCGGCCACTCCGGCGACCGGCGATGTCAGCAACTGCGTAGTGGCTTGGGAGGCAGCAGGTAATGGAGTCACCTCCATCCTGGCTCACTTCAACCGTCGCATTGGCACCGTCGCCTAAGACTGATGGCCAGCGCCTTTGACCAACTCGCCAGCCTAGCTCACGGTTCTCTTGAACGTGTCTTTGGCAGCGCCGTCAGCATTGACGACGTGGAAGGCACAGCGATTGTCACCCCGCAGGATGACATGATGCTGGGCAACACCGTGCAGATGGTCAACGGCGCACATCTGATGTTTCGTGCAGCGGATTTCCCTGAAATCGAAGTGCGGTCCGCCGTGACCGTGGGCGATACCGAATACACAGTGATCGAGATCGATGACGTGGACTCGGCCGGCATTCGCAAGGCCAGGATGGCCCCGGCATGAACATCGACGGGATCGTGACCCAACTGGAAACCGTCACCGGCCTGAGTGGCAAGGTGGTGGTTGGGCTACCGCCGGAAACGGCAAGTCTCGCCAATGGGCCGACCGTCTGGATTACCGACCTTGCGGAAACCGCAGGGCCAAACCAGCGCGTCAATGCACCCGCTCTGCAACGCATTGAGGTGCGGCTGGGATTGGTGATGGGGACCGCGACGCTGGATGACCTGCTACCACTGCGCGATGCAGTCCGGGACGCGATTATCGACTACCAACCCGAAAGCAATGGTGACCCGATCACCTACCGGGCAGGGCGCATGGAGTTTCTTGATGCGGGCTACACGGTATGGCGCGATGAGTACGCCTACAGCTTTTACTTTGACCACCTGGAGGCCACCTGATGGCGACATGGACCAAAGACCCGATGACGGGTGAACGCACCTTGCTGACACCGGCCACGGCCCCCAAGGCCCGCTGCTGTGTCGAAGTGGCCGAGGTGAAAGCCAAGACCACAAAGAAAACCTTCATACCCGAACCGCTACCGACAGAGCCAACGGATGAAACCTCACACGAAAGTATTGATTAAGACGCTTATCCGCGTTGCCAAGGGGGCTATCAGCGCCCTTGAGGACTGGATGAAAGAGGCCGAAAAAGCCTGAACTGATTTTTTTAACACCACGACGGGCACCCGTCCTGACGACCCTTCGCAAGAGGCACTCAGGGCATAGCGACCCCGGCTTAAAACCCGGAGTCCGCTATGGCCCTGTTTATGAACAAAACCCTGGTGGCGCTGAAGAAGGAAACGACCTTCGGCACCGCTGCAACGCTGGCAGGCACCGACTGCTTCCTCGTCAGCAACGTCTCACTCACCCCGCTCGCTGGCAATTCCGCCACCCGTGATTTCGTCCGGCCATATTTCGGCCAGTCGTCCAGCATCCAACTGGATCAGCACGTCGAACTAAGCTTCGATGTCGAACTGGCGTCCTCCGGCACGGCAGGCACCCGGCCTGCCTATGGCGATGCGCTGATGGCTTGTGGCTTTGACGAAACCATCACCTCGGGGACGGACACCGAATATACCCCGGTATCCGCCGACTTTGATTCCGTCACCATCGAAGTCTTCATGGACGGCATCAAGCACC